GGCGCTTGGCCAGACCAAGCTAAATTGCCATATGGTATTGTTACATATTTATTTAATTTGTCTATACGGTACAGAGCTACTCTACGACCATCAGCAAACTGCCTAACAGAAACTCTTTTCATCAATAATACAGATGGAGGTTCCATAGTTGAATATACTGCTTCAGTTCTAAGTTCTTTAAGTGTTTTCAACTGGTGTATCCTGTGCAGTTGCTAAATCTGGTTCAATGTTTGTTTCTGTTGGTTCTTCTACTTCTTCTTCATTATTATTAAAATAATTTTGTGCTACCGCTTGTTTTGCCGCATCTAAATGTGCAGTAACTCTATCGTGAATAGAAGAATATAATGCCTGTCTAAATTGAACGGCATCATCATTTTGTGCATAATCAACAATTTGTTTAGTAATGTCTGTCATAATAGTTCCTCAATCAAAATATTTATAATATGCGTTTTAACTTATGAAAAGTTTTTTCTTCATTGGTAGAAGATTGTTTTGCTTGTGCTGCGGCTAAATCTTGCTGTGCTTGAATATCATCTGGATGTGTTGGTTGACTTGGTACTTGTGCCATAAGTTGTGCTTGTGCCACATCATTGGTAACACCAACTGGCAGACCAAGACCTGCTTCTTTTTCTTCATCCATTTCTTCTTGCATTGTCTTGATTTCATCGTCAGTAAATCGCAGAACATTTCTTTGTATCCATGTCTGTGAGAAATAACGACCAGTATATACATCAAGTAATTGTAGATAACCAAGACGCTCTTTCATCAACTCAGCTTCTTTAAGTTCTTTAAAGTTATTGTCTTTAATGAAATCATATGTAATGTTTTCTCTAAATTCTTCCCATTCTTCTTTGGTACAAATACCTTTAAGAATACATTGTACTTTTAATGCTTGATCAAAAAGATCTGAAAAACGGTTGCGTAAACGATCTACGAATTTAGAAAACTTTAATTCATCACGGGTAATTTCATTTGAACGACCGAGAGAGAAACCTGATGTTTCTGGATTTAAACGAGAAACAGGAACAGAAAGTGCTTTGTATAATTTCTTTTCAAAATATTTAACATCTTCCAGTTCACCTAAGTTTTGTCCACCAGGTAATGTATCGATCTCTGTACCTTTTCCACCTTCACGGCGTGGTAACCAAAAATCTTCCATCATCGATAAAAATTTACGGTCATCACGAACTTCACCTGTGTTTGCATCATAAACAAGTTTGTTCTTGTACTTGACCATAATATCACGAAGGTATTGTTCTGCCTTTAACTTAGGAAGATTACCTACATCGATGTAGAATATACGGCGTTCTGGTGCTCTAGAAATACGGTAGATAACAGTTGCATCTTCAATCATACGCAACTGATTTAATGGTTTGATTGCTTTGTGTAGATAAGAAAGAACGATTGCTCTACGTGAATCCATTAAACCAGATAGTACATTTACAATAGAGTCTGTTGTGATTCTAACACCAACAGGACCAAAATTGGATGATGTTCCTGTTGTTACTTTGTCATTGTAGATGTAGTATTCATTTACCACTTTTTGTATTTCTACATTGGTATTTGGATCTTTTACTTTTTTAATCTCACGAACTTTTCTAAGTTTGCGTGGATCAACATAACGTAGTTCTTTAATACCTTGCATTGGATTTTCACGGTCAATAATCATATGATAGAATAAACGACCGTCAACATAAAATCTACGGAATATATCTTGTGACATATTCTTATAGTTTAACAATCTCAATATAGTTTTAAATTCTTCTTTGATAGAATTTTTAATTTTATCTGGTTGTTTTAAGCCATCTAAAACTATATCAATTGTTTTTCCATTATCATCTTGGCAAATTGCTTCACCAACAATATCATCAATGGCAGATTCAATTTCTGGTTGCATTGCCATTTCACGATATCGTGTAATAAGTTCTACATCATTTTTTGCTGTGCCATCTAGATCAACATATGTTCCATAATAAGCGGCAGAAGTAATAGTAAGTGCGCCGTCATCGTTTGATGGAGGCGTGAAAGATTGTTGCACTTCCTCATCTTGTTCAGATTTGTTTCGTGCAATGCTAAAACCAAAGAGTGAAAATTTATTTGCCATATTGTTTTATATCCAAATCAAAAAATGCATAATAGAAGGGGCCGAAGCCCCTTCTGTAGTATAATAAAATTAAGTTGTAGTATCTGATTCCCACCATTGATATGCAAAGGTTACCGCATATTCTTCAATGGTATCATTTGAACCCCAATCTAAATCAATTGGTGCCAAATCTAATGGGTACATACCAACAAATTTATATGTTTTCAATATTTCACCAGTCTTTGCAAACTGTTTAACAATCGCATCTACTGTGTATCCGCTAGGACCTCTTGCAGCTGGATTGCGAAGGTTTGTTCCGTGACTGTTGATTGCGTTCATCCATGCTTCCATACTATTGCGAATTGTAAAGTCCTCATCGTTAAGAATCTGAACTGACCAATCAGCAAATGTACGGTTGCCTGCAAATTTAATTTCACGACCAAAGTAATAAAGTGGCACTTGACCAATTGTAGAACCTGGCAACTGAGCTGTTTTGCACATAAAAACTGATTTCTGTGAAGCTGCAATTGCATTATCTACGAGAGTTGGAATTGTGAGAGTTACTTCAAATAAATTTGGGCGTGCGCCGTCACTTATCATATTAGATCTAAATTCTGCTACATTGAATGCCATTCTTTTCTCCTATATCGTTGAATTATTTATTAGAATCTACCAACGACTTCACTAAAATCAACACCAGTTCTAACAGCAACGAAGTTCAACTGGATAAAGTTGATTGAACGAGCAGGCTTAATGTAAATATCACCAACAAAACGGTTAGAATCAATAACTTCAGCTGTGTTATTAGTATTATCACAAACAACACGGAAGTCATAGATACCACGGCGACCTTGAACATCACGCAAGAATGGTGTAACTAAAGCTACAAATTGAGCACGGGTAAATTCATCGTTAAATTCAAACAATGAATATCTTGCTGCACGAGCAATTGTTTTTTCAAGAACAATAAACAAACGGCGAACGTTAATTCTATCAAAGGCCGATGGTTTATCTTGTAAAGTTTTGTCACCAAATAAAACAATGCCTGAACCAGCAATAGAAACGACTGGATTAATACCTTTAGAATACAAAGTATCTCTTTCAGATTTATTTGGATTCCATGCCAGTTTGACAACATTTTTAACAAAACCACGGTTTAAACCAGCTGGTGAATACCATGGATCACGAATGTTATCTGTGTATACGCAAAGTCCAGCAACGTCACCGTTTAGTGGTACCCAACGGTATACATTGTTATACTTGTCGAATGTATATTTCCAACCACAGTCTGAAACAACATATGAAGATGTACGGTTTAAGTTTCCATACCATGTGATAATATCGTCTGCTTCATCTCCAATATTGTTAACAACAGAAGCTGATGGTGGAGAAATAAATGCTACACAATCTTTTCTTGCATTTGCAATATTATCAATTACATATTGCTGTACTGTTGTTGATGCATTTCCTGTAACAACAAGAGAAATGTCAGTTTCTTCAGCATTTCCAAATAAATCCCAAGCTGTTTCAATGTTTGCATCGGTTGGAGTTGCATCGGCACCTTTTGTCAAACGGTAAGTTTGAGCACCGTTGACTGTTCTAAATGTTGTACCACTCATAGTTTGACCCCATGTAGCTACAGTATTTGCGTAGTCTACTGGATCAGCAGCATAAATGTATCTCGAACTTCTGTAGAGAACATTTTTGTAGTAATTTGAATTGCCTAATGCATCAACGGCATCACTTGCTTTTGATAGATATGGCCATACTTCAAGAACTGTATTTTTTGTACCAGTAATTAAACCACCTGCGTCAGTAACAATGATGTGCATTTCATCATTTGTTGCACCTGCAGCGGTAGCTTGTACGGATGTACCTGGTGCACCAGTAAAATATGTTGAAACGCCTATACTGTTTACTGTCCAAGTACTAAAAGTACCACCAGCATCCAATAAAGAAATAGTAATTGAGTTACCTAATGCACCAGGATATTTGGCAACAAAAGGACCAATTGCATTTGCATTATTTTGATTTAGATAAGATGCATCAAAAGCTTGTTCGTTTTTAATTTGTGTGGATGAACCACCTGCATTTGATATACCATTGTAACAAGCATCACCTACTGCACGGACAGTTTTAAGATTATTACCGTATGCTAAAAAGCTTGCAGCAGTAAAGAAAGAAATTGCAGTATTTGTGTCTGGTTTTCCAAAATTAGATGCTAAAGCAATTTCACTATCAATATTTTTTATAGATTCTGCTGGACCCCATGTGAAGTTACCAACAAAGGCACCGGATGTAGACAGTATTGAAGGTATTACTGTGGTTAAGTCAACTTCAGATACATTTACGCCTGGAGAGATTTGAAATGCCATTTTGTTATCTCCTTGATTATTATGTTATTTGGCAATTAGATACCATAATGATATTTATGATGGTTCATATTTAGAGATTCCTCATGGCATCTTTAATGAATTTAGAATAAGTTTCAGATCCGTCTGCCAATTCCCATAAATCTCCGTCCATAACTTCAAATGAGTGTTGTAAACCATTGTCAATAATAGGTTCTGGCACCAATTCTTCATCAATCTGGTTCATGTTTTCTAATTGTATTTGTTTACGAATGTCATGATTTACAATTTCTTTGAAGTATTTCTGTGTTGCAGCCCAACCAAAAAGAACAAGTGTCATAGCTAAGTCATCGTTTGCACCATCTTCTGCCGCAAAAGAAGTCTTATTGGCTACAAATGTTGTTAATTGTGAGATGGTGTCAAAATCTGGTATGGTTAATTTGTCACCTTCAATCAAAGTCTTTAAGTTGGAACAACCAATTCTTTTGACTGCCGGTGACATTTTGACACCCATCTGTACTCCACGACCAAAACCAGCAGACAATTGTTGGGGTTTCTTATTACCTGTAAATACTTTCCAAAGGTTTTCATACTCAAGGTCTTGGTGAATTATATCTGCAACTTGAGGATTATTATTAATCTCGACTAGAATATACGCATCGTTGTATAATTTGGCTGCGTTTACAATTACTGTTGGAAAAAGTATAGGTGAAATAGATGAACTGTTGTAGGTTGCTACCTGTCTATAAGGTGTGGTTGAAATATCAAATACAGAAAACGATTGACAGTCCAAATTTCGACCCTCTGATACATCTACAGTAATTGCATAAAGATGATCTTTCTTATCTTCATCATTGCCTTTGAATGGATACTCATAGATTTTTAACATATCATGAGTAGAGATAGGTGGACTCCATGCCATTGTTTGCAGTTTTATACCAGAAATAAGTGTATTGGTCGAACCTAAAAACTCAGTTTCAAACTCTTGTCTGAACTGTCTTTCAGATGTATTCTTGATTGTTTCTTCTTTCCAATCTTCATCACGACCTGGTACCATTGACCAATGAACTTCAAATGGCACATAATTATTATTTTTATTAATTGCATCTGTCCAAATTTTATAAAACAGATTCATACCGTTTGGTGTAGAAACAATAATAATCTTTGTTTTTGTACCAGCAGTAATAACTGGATAAACTGAGGTAAAGAATTCTGTTGCAATGTTTCCTGGAACGAAAGCAAACTCATCAAGAAAAACGATGTTAAACGAACCAGAACGAGCCGCAGATGAAGATGTTGACGATGCAACAATTACAGAACCATTTTCAAGTTCTACACGACCTTTGTTCCATTCGACCACACCTTGTTGTAACCATAGTGGAAGATTCTCATAGGCCAATTGTAACTTACCAAGAATACCACGAGCAGTTTCACCACGGTTGGCAAGAACTGCAATACTCTGTGAATCTTTAAATATGAGTGCCCAAAGAAGATAGGCAACTGTGGTTGTTGTTTTACCAACCTGACGAGGACATTTCATAATAACAAAACGATTATCATGGAAAGTTTTAATCATGTCCCGTTGAAAGTCATACATATCAAAAGGTGTGACACCATGATCTAGTGTAATAATCTTTATGTACTTGGCAAAGTAAATAGGATCTTCAGCACACCTGATATATTCATCAAGTTGCTCTTGAGTGTAATTGATCTGTACGCCAACCCTTTTTAATAACGGGTTGTCACGGTATGTATTTTTAGTTTGCTTTGCCATTCTTCAGGAGTTTTCCTAATTCGGCAGTAGAACCAACAAATATGGCTTTGTCGATATTGGTGTTATTAGTTTCTTTCTTAACACCTTCCATGTCACGAATTTCTTTTTGTATTTTAAGAAGTCTATCATTTGCTTCTGTCATATTCTTTAACAGAGTTGCATAAACTTCAAAGGCTCTTGGATGTTGACCTGCTTTTGCAATGTTAAGTATTTCTTCCATTGCATCTTTGCCTTGATCTATAATGCCTTGTAGATTTTCTTTTGATTGTTGGTAAGCATCAGTCAAATCTTGTTTTAAATCTGGATCATTATAATGTTGTTGCAACACCACAGGTGCCTTTTTTTCTTCTGGCACCGTTGGTGTTACATCAAATATTTCTTCCATTTTTTTATCAAATTCACTCATATTATATAATCCATTTTAAGTCAATCTTACTTTGACTGTACCATCTGTAAAGTAATATAAACCACCAACTGATATAGAATTGTTGGCTGCATCAGAATCATTCAAGTAAGGACCACTTACTGTTACAGTAAAAGAATTGGCCGCATTAAAAGCTGCGTTTGCATGAATAAACGATGTATTGCCTATATCTCTGGCAGTTGAATCCACAAGAGGTATTGTGTTTGCATAATTAAATGCAGCTTGTGCTAATGCAGATACCGTATTGATTGAATTGCTTACATTTGCAATAGTTTCTTTGGTGTTTGCAAAAGCAAGAATGGTATTACCAAATTGTGGATCTAATCGAATTGCATCTGCAAGTTCTTTTAATGTATCTAATGCACCTGGTGCACCACCAATTAAAATGGAAGTTGCATTAGATATGGCGGTGTTTACATACAATTCTGTTGCAAGTCTAGAACCACCAGCAGTTACACCATCATGTACAGATAGTGTTTTTCTAGTAAGGTCTACAATAATTTCACCATTTGCACCAACTATAGTGTTGGTGTTTGAACTGTGATATCTTCTAAATTGTAAGGTTTTTGACATTTTAATACCTTTGTTGTAAATCTAGATTTGTATTTTTTAAAGATAAATCATCTTGTAATTCTTCTGTACCAAATTGTACGTGCATATCTCCAACCGGTTCAATCTCATCTCTTTCATTAATTCTAATGTCATAAACAAAATCATTATTTCCGTTGGCAGTTAAAGGATTAGGTTTAATATCTATTCTAGCAAATTTTGTTGGCATAATTTCATAAGAAGTGAAATTATATTTAGCGTTTGATTCTGCACCATTAATTATTTTATCTGATACAAAATTGCCTTGTATATTTTTTAATTTTAATCTATTAGGTTCCCAACTTTCTACAATACCACTAGCTGTTGCAGATTGTGATGAATAACCTTGATATACCAATTCACCCAATTTATAATTTCCTATTCCTGATGCCGCCATATTCATTTGAATAATATCTGTAGATTGTATACCATTTAATATATTAGTAATTGAGTGTTTAATCAAACCACCAGTATCAGAAATCTTACCAAATATAAATCCTTTAACCGTAAAATTTAATGTCCATATAATCATTCTGGTTTCAGAATTTTTATCACCTTCATATACTATTTCATGTGATGCATTATTTAATATAACAGGCACTTCTTTTACAATACCCATTTCTGGAATTAAATTTAATTTAATTGTATAATCTGGTGTAAAATATGGAAGTATATGTTCTATAATTTGAGTACCATCTTCCATATTACGGACATAAATGTATAGAGAAAAATCAAAATTATATGGTACTGGATTATACTGAGATACAATACCTTCTGTTGTTCTTGCAAATTGCTTTATATTTGTATTTTGTTTTCTTGATACATCATATGTTAAACCATTCATTTCAAATGACATACGAGGTAAAGCAATTTGTACCTTCTTTTGTAAATTAGGATCATCTTCTAATCTTCTAACATACAATTCTTTGGTTGCATATGCCAAAGGTACTAATACTCTTTGATCTTCAGAACGGTCTGTATTATAACGAACAAGTGTAATCTTGTCAAATAGGCTACCAAAACCTACGACTAATTTTCTTATAACTCTATTGTATGTTATATCTGACATTATAGACTACCAAAAGGATTAGATTCAGAGAAATCAATAATTGAATCTGATTCAGTTTTAATTGTTTTGTTACCATAAGAACTATCTGCAACATTATCCAAATATGGATCATATGTTGTTAAGAAGTACCGTGCATTACTGCTTTGACCAATAACTCTCATATTGGTTGCAAATGTACCTTTGATTGTAGTGATTGTTAATATGCTAGTATTTGGTGACCAAGTTTGTACGACAGCTTGACACGTAGCATTTGCAAAAGTGTTGTCATTTGATTGATATACAATCTCATCTAATTCATATGTGCCTGTACCTGCACCAGTAATCAGTTTAATTGTGTATGCATTTTGTTCAACAATCTCATCAATTTCTTCTGTACCAGTATCAATGACTTCTTGTGAATACTTGAATTTCTCTAGTTTCAATTCGTAGAAATATGGCTGTTTGCGACCTAACATATGAAAATCTTTTGACTGTTCTGAAAAAGTAATTTCATATAATTCGCCAGTACCATTTAAGAATGGCACATAAACAAGATCACCTTCACGTGGTCTTGTCATTATTGTTTGTGGTACTCTCTGTGCAAAAGAACGCTTTGACAACATAACGTTCACGGAATCTTTAATTTCTAAACCAAACTTGGAAAAGAATTCTTGCTGACCTTGGTAATCCAATGGATCAGAAGAAAGATACATTTCTAATGGATATGCAGATTGAAACTTTTTAATTGGATCTTCACCGTACAATAAATCTCTTGCAATATCATTATCATTAGGCAAATAAAATGCATCAAAGCCCATGATCTTGATAGATTCAACTATTAAATCTTCAATGACCCTTTGTTCTGCATTAGAATTGTAGTTGTTGAAATAAAGATTGGTTGGCATTTAGTTCATGAACCATTCTAGCGGTGCACCATATTCGGATTGCATTTCTGTTTCCAGTTTTTCTATTTCACCAACTGCTTCTTCATAGATTTTATCGCCGTTCATTGTAACGCCACCTGGCAATTGTAGACCAGAGAATTTCTTGAGGTTATTTCCCCAAGTTCTTTTGATTAATGCCGTTGTATACTCTTTCATCCAACGGTCATTCCATACCCGATTATAAACGGAAGGATCAATGTTGGCATAACACTCTGATACCACTATCATTCCTTCTGGTGCTTGTGAAGTTCCCCAAGACCATTCGATGAATAGCTTCTGCATATGTCTCTGGAATCGAATAGGAGTCTCTCCAGAGAACATCAATTCAAGTGACCTAAGGTGCTGCATGGTCAGATTGTAATTGACATAGGATGCTGAGGTAAAGTCATAGAGTTCATTCAGACGGAGTTGGTATCTGAGGTCGAACATATTGAAAGTGGCAAGTGAATCATAGATTGGAAATATTCTGGTAACACCAACAATATCCAAACGATTATTTGAACTGTCCTGAACTTGGCTCATATCCAAATATTTCTGTTGGATATCTCCAGAAGTTATTCTACGAACATAATATATTTTTTGTAAACCATCGAAGTGATAATCTTGCCAGTATTGGAGTGCATCATCGATACGATCCTCTATTTGATCGTCATCAACGTTAATTTCAATTACCGGGAATCCTAATCTACGAAGGCAGTATTCTTTGAAAGTTCTTCTGTCAGTAACGGCAGGCATATTTTGCTCCCTATTATTAGGGTATTTATGAATGATTTAAAACAGAAAAATTAAGCTATGAATGTTCCTGATGATGTAAATGTGTGGTAAGTATATCCACCAGATGATGTAATAGTTCCACCTGTACCCTTCTGATTTCCTAAGTAGCGAATAATTACTATACCAGAACCACCTGCTTTTGCTGGATAAGCTGTATTGCCCTGTCCGCCTCCTCCACCACCTGTATTAATAGTTCCATCAGTTTGATTGTTTGCACTTAAAGTGCCGCCTTGTCCGCCACCACCTTGACCTCCAGCGCCACCAGTGCCAATATTGTGTGCACCGCCACCTCCACCACCTGCATAAAAGGTTCCAAGAGATTCCCAATTAATACCTATACCACCATTGCCACCTAAACCTGATGATGTTTGTGAAGCATTTGCACCAACTGCATTAGCACCACCGCCACCTCCACCTGAGATATGGTTACCACCAAGGTGATATCCACTACCACCAGCATATCCTTGTCCCGTTGTTCCAGCTCCGCCACTATATACTACACCTGCAGTGCTTCCCGTAGCACCTCCTCCAGAACCTCCACTTTTAGCTGCTTCAAAAGCTGGAGCATTTGATCCTCCTCCACCGCCTCCTCCACCAAAAGCGGTAAGGTTTAATGCGCTAGAATTTGATCCAGTAGAGCCAGCGTTAGTTGCTATAGCACCACCAGAACCAACAACGACTGAATATGTTGTTCCTGGAGTTAATGTTAAAGATGAATTTAAGCATCCACCTGCACCACCTCCACCTCCTCCTCCACTACCACCCTGTCCGCCAGCGCCACCTCCTGCGACAATAAGATATTGAACGCTATATGTCTGCGATGCTAATGTAGACCATCCAGTTCCAACATAAGTTTCTAGTACATTAGTACCAGTGTTCCAGATAATTGTTCCGTTGGCTGGACTCGCTGGACGCGATGCGACAATATTAATTAACCCCTGCGAAGATGGTAATTGAGTAATTCCGTTTGTTCCGTCTATGATTACTGGCATTTTAATTTATTAAGTATCTTAGTATTACTATTCCTGAACCACCAGCGCCACTTGAAGACTGATAGCCTGCATTTGTTTCGCCAGATCCACCACCGCCACCACCAGTATTTGCTCCAGCATTACCACCTTTACCGTTAGTGCTGCTTGTGTTTCCATTTAATCCTGGGTTTCTACCTTGCGTATTTCCTAGTCCTGGTCCAACATATC